CGGGTATTAGCCGGGGTTAAATAAGCAAAGCTTAAATAACCATAAAGTCCTCGTATCTCAGCACATATACGAGACCGACCGATAGTCGCGTCTGATTTCTGTGAACAACAAAGTTGCCACTGAGATCAGGTGCGTCTAGTTTCGCCAGGAGTAACCCATCGCCGTCGCGATAAAACCGTTGAGGTTTCGTCACGAGGGACTTGATGAAGTACCCCTGCCATCCGCTTAAGGCGTGATGCGGTGTTGACTTGTCGAAAGGCGCATGTATACATCCGTCCCCCGCGTTAGCGGGGCCGTAGAGTCTGAGACTCTTCGGAACGTATCGTACAACATGATTCCCAATATCACGGAACCTGCCAATAGCAAAGCGATTATCGCCAAAGCTACGAGCAAAGTCAGTGATTTGGTTAGCCAGTCTAAAAGATCTCTCAACATTGGAAACCTTCTCTTTCAAGAAGACCGGTCGAACGTTCCTTCCACAGAAGAAGTCAGCTCCGCAGGACTCAAAAAAGACCGAGTCAATGTAGGTTTTCTTCACGTTAGTGTCGAATCCCAATAAAGCCAAGGTCTCAATCAAGTCCTGCGCTGCGACCTTCGGGACGATTATATCGTCCCCGTAGACAGCGACATCCGCGAGGTCCTGACCGTGCAGCTCGCAAGCTGCTTCGGCTAGGCACGCGAATATCAATGTCTCGAGCGGAAAGGTAAACCCATTTCCCATAGAGGATACTTTCTCGAGTTGGTGCACTGTTCCACGGTATGTTGTGGTAGGTGACCTAAGCTTGAAGAGTAGATCGGCCCAAGCATCCGGCACCATGTCAAGAACTAGGTTCTTAGACACAGTGTCTGATGCCGAGGACAGATCAATGGTCGATAGCTGATCTCTAAAGGCCCTGGATGCAAGCATCTGGTTCCTTGTCTGATCAGTTATGTCGTAACCAAAAGACTTAAGTCGTTTCTCGAGCAATATGCCCACGCTAAGTTGGTAGAAAATATTCCACCGTGGCTCAACGCAGATTGCACGATCGATAACTGCGGTCTTAGGAACGAACGTAAGCCGGCTACCCCGGACAAGCTCAGCCTGTTCAGGGAAATCCGCTCGAATGTCGTCCGGCTGAAAGTCGGACAACGCGGAGAGGACGCCGGGTGTGCAGGATCCTTGGGACGAGTACTTGTAGAACCGTGAGATACGATTCGACCAAGTACTCAAATCACTCCCAGGACCAAACCTGCCGTGCGATAGTATGTCCAAAGGTGGCTGAGGCCCAAGAACCATGGAGATTTTTATACAAGCACGATGATAAATCGCGCTTGCAGTAGGCGGCAAGAAAGTAATGCCGCTACTCCACATGGAACGAAAAGCCTCGTTCACCCGGCGACATCTAACCTCCGACTCAAGCCATTTCTCGTACGCTGCCGCCTCGCGATCTACAGGGATTTTAAAGTCTCTGTATTTTTTGAGGAAGCTGCATACTTGATAATCAAGCTTGAACTCATACCAATGAAGGTACGAGCGTGGGTCAACTTCTTTCTGGACGAGGCCGTACTTCCCGTTAGGGTCGTACAGCTCGCCATACTTGAAGCGTAACCACATACCCAGGGAGACCGGGGTATTGACGGATTCACACAGCGCAAGGAACGTCTCGGATAAAATCCGAGACGAAGTCTCGCTGTCGAAGCGTTGGCTAATGCCTAGCTGGACGTTGAGCTTGCGGAGCTCTCGTTTAAGACGACCCCGTGAGGGGACTGCGTCATTAAGTGACATAGTGATCTCTGTGATAAAAGGTTTAGATGACGACGGTGAGGACTACGCCGCCGGCAGTTGGTCCACGACCATAGCCTTGAACATGGCGTTCGCGTGGAGGTTCTTCACGAAAGCGAAGATGTCCTTGCGATCCGCCAAGGTGCTACGGTCAGGGCAGGTGAAGTGGCCTTCTGCAAGGCACGTGTACGCGACCTTCGGAGCCGGGGTATACCCGCCGGCGTCGCCCGAAATCACCTCGAGGATCGGGGTCCACAGCTTCCAGGAGACCTTATGGGTCTTCCTGTTCGCCGTGGGCCGCGACATCGAGATCGTGATGTGGGCTTCGCCGATGGAGATACCTCCAGCCTTGTCCGACCAGTCGGCGACAGGGACTTCGAGGTTGTAGGTGAACGTTTTGTTCGCCGGGGTGTCCGCGCCATTAGCGAGGACGATATTGGCCAAGGCCATAGAAAACTCCTTAAAGGAGGGAAATGTGGCAAAACCACAGATACCAATCAGTCGGTCGTTGCATACTTAGGATTAAATGCCTGAGTAAGAAGCGCTAACGTGGTGACAGCCGGAAACAAATTCATGTCATTGGAGTTTTTATCCTTTGGCTTGAACGGGTCTCTGAACTGAAGAGGTACGTAAGGCGGTGTTCCAATGGAATCCCGCGTATACAGTACTTTATCAGCAAACACCTGCGCCGACATGCGAATGTCGAAGTAAGTGTAAGCCCCCACGGTAGTGCGACCAACGTTCTGATTGGAGCTTACCTGAGTGTGAACTCTTGTGAACTGAACCCGCTTCACAGCGGCTAAAGTAAATCCTGAGTACGTATCGAGCTGCTTCAACCAATTGTTGACGGGTAGGAACCAGTCAACAACGAAAGAGAGCGGCACGGCGTCCCAGGCAACCAAGAGTGGGTTCGTAATACCTGTCTCCGCCATTTTGATTCGATCTGCGCTGCTGATGGAATACTCAGCAATCAGTTTCGTAATCGTTTTGACGGTCGAGGTACCAGCTTTAAGATCAGGTGATATGAAGTACGAGACGTCAGGGTGCGGATAAACCGCACACCGAACAGTCAAAGTGTCTTCACCCACTCCTTTAGCACTATATCGAGTTTTGTCGTCCTGATAGCGTGAAGCTAGCAGTTCGGCAGACTTGAAAATGTCTTGAAGGAGCGGTTTCCACCCGAAGCTGACCTCCAGCCACATCCCTGAGATTTCACTCTCGGGGGGCGTGTAGCGGGCGGTACGGCCTTTCTTACGACCTTTGCGTTTGTTATAACCCGCCTTACGGCGGTTACGGTCCATGACTTCCTCAAGCCGTTTGAGCCTCATAAGCCCAGCGGGGTAAAGTTCAGCTGGATTGATCCCAAGGTGCCGATACATCTCACCAAAACGAAGTTTGCGTAAAGCATTCATCGCAAGGACGAGGCGACCGGCAGTCTTGTAAATCATCTGGCTGGTCTTTACACGCTCTTTGAAGAGCATCGGGAGATTTGTCTTGACCTCATTAAACTTACGACCAAGGTCTGCAGAAGCACGAAACTCAGCGTCTGGCAGGTGACCAGAGCCGATAAGATCCCCTGACACGTAAATGCTGGCCCATTTTGACCCACCCATAGTATGAGTGTGGCTTTCGCCACTCCCATCTGAGGTGAGCCAGGAGACGTTCCAGACAGCTCCACCTGAAGACCTGGAGTACTTATCAAGCGTATACCCGTTAAACGGGAGACTACGCTTTTTATACCCCTTAAATCCCGGTGTCGTCGTACCGCTATAGCTCCGGTAGTGCGTGGTAATTGGGTCTCGCGACCTTATATCATACACTGCGTGACTGTCGATAGTATAAAACTGTCGCTGAGTCACATGGTGCACAAGCTGTTCGACGGTTGGGCGTGCCATGAGAGCTTCCTCAATTTAAGGATTGAGGTCGCTTCGCTGGCTTAACAGCCAGCAGGGGGACCCAACCCCCTAGAGAAACCCGCGAAAGCGGGCCGAGACCCCCGAAAGTAGGGGGACGCCGTCGAATGTCAACCCTCCCATTCGTTTAACCCACGTGTCTCGCCATACCCGTCGTTGAAGTACCCGATAAAGGTACAGCAATGACCAGTCTGACGATTGACGTAGAAGAAAACGCTGTTAGGGTGACAAGTTTGGCTCCTCGAATGAGAAGGGCGGACCGAAAGTCCGCAAGCCGACCACTCAGAGAACCAAGCAGAAAATGCCATAAGCACATCCTGCTCGCCGGCCGTACAGTCCACGAAGAATTCGTGCTCTGTGCGACCAAGGACAGTTAAGAGTCGGCGATAAGCCTTCTCGTAGCGGCCCTCAATAGTATCGTAGATCTGCCCGGGATAGTTGACAAAGTCAATAAACCAGACAGATTTCCGATTCACAAGGTGAAAAGAATGTTTCATGATATTTTCCTATAACGGAGTCCCACCAAAATCGGGG